TACTTAGTGACAAACTCACTACTTCTTGGTTCAGGAACTTTAGCTACACCATTTAGTGACACGTAAGAAATAAATAGTGGCTCCTTCGGGAGCCACAAACTTAGGAGAAAAAAATGGGTTTTAAAGCAGACATACAAGCAACTAGATCTAATGCCGCTGCTGGGGCTACAGCAATTATTGCACCACCGGTTAGACTGAGAGCTATTTCAGTTGCATCTAATGGAGGTGGAGATGGTTTTTTAGAACTAACCACTACTAGTAATGCTGGTACTACTTTATTAGCAATTGATGTTTCAAACGGTGACGTTATTAATTTAAATTTACCTGAAGATGGAATTTTATTTCCTGCAGGTATTTTTTGTAAAACAAAAACTAACGTAACTGCATACACATTATTTACTGATAAATATTCAGCACCTGGATTAACTACTACTAATGGATAATCATGAAGTTAGGCTGTCAAATAAAAGGCACTAGTAAAGTACTTAAAAAATCTTTTGGAGGAGTGGCTGCAATAACAGATGCTATTGGAGCCGCTGTTCCTGCTAGCACGTTAGGGTCTGGCGTTAAAACTACAGCGCAGTCCCAAGCTGAAAAAAAAGAAATTGAAAAACAACAAACAGAAAAAATGAAAAAAGGAGGTATGCCTCCTCGTAATAAAAAAAATTTTAGATCTACAAAATCTGGAGCAGGAATGACACAAGCAGGTGTTATGGCTTACAGAAGAAAAAACCCTGGAAGTAAATTAAAAACAGCAGTTACAGAAAGTAATCCTGGTCCTAAGCGCGCAGCACGAAGAAAATCTTTTTGTGCAAGAAGTGCAGGACAAATGAAAATGTTTCCAAAAGCTGCAAAAGATCCTAATTCAAGATTGAGACAAGCGAGAAGAAGATGGAAATGTTAAACTATATCAAACATTATTTCGAAAAAATAAAAGGTAAATTAATTAGTATTCCTAATCAATATCAAGGTGTCATTTTATTATTAATTTTATTAACTCTATTTTTTAAGGGTTAATTCCATGCTACAATCCTTAAAGGATTTTATAATAAACTTATTTTGGAATATTGCATCCATAGTTATGTTTATAATTTTAGGATGTATATTTTTTATTTGTTTATTGTTTATTTTCTTAAAACATTTTTGTTTAACACTTTATAACTTTTTAAATTATGAAAATAAATGAAAATACCAATGTGGCATTGCCACTACGAAATTTAATATCCTTAATCATAGCGGTATGTGCAGGCCTATGGTTTGCTTTTGGTGTTATTGAAAGACTTAATCAATTAGAGACTAAAAATAAATTATTTGAACAAGATTTATTAGAAGCCTCTAAACAAAAACCTATTGACAAAGAACAGTTTATGATGATTGAATACATTACCAAACAATTAGAAAAACACGCAAAAATGTTAGAGGACAATGTTCATACGGGTGTGATGTTAAAACAATACGATAAAGAAATTGATAGATTAAAAAAAGATGTAGAAAAATTAAAAGATGCTACACGAGATATTAAATTTGCAAATGGAAATGGTAAACATTAATGATCGAAATGGTTGTAGCTTTGTGTTTATTTTTGAATGACAAGATGATAGAGCATTCGCACAAAGAATCATTATCGGAGTGTCTAGAAACCAAAAGAAAAATAGAACGAAACAACGATAGTGGTAATTCACATGTTCAATGTTCTGTAGTCAAAGCAAAAGTGTATGTAGATAAACACGGTATTAAACGAATAGAAAAGATTGAGAATCATTAATGAAAAAATTTGAATTTTACACTATTATTATTTTAATTACTCTTATTTTAGGAGTTAGTTTATTAAGTTGTAGTAAAGAAAAATATCCTAATAAAATGGATAGCATCGCTAAGGCTTTATCTACAATAAAAAAATGAGAGGTTGTATTTATTGGGTTTGTAAAGGGTTTTGTCTATTGTTAAAAGATTGCAAATGTAATAAACTAAATAAAAATGAAACTATCAGCAAACTTCCAGTTAAGTGAGTTAGTTAAATCTCAAGTAGCAGAGCGTAAAGGAATACCAAATAATCCCTCTCCCTCTCATATTGATAATTTAAAATCCCTCTGTGTAAATGTTCTACAACCTATTAGATCACACTTTGAATCTCCTGTTAATGTTTCTTCCGGTTATCGTTCAGCAGAACTTTGTATCGCAATTGGATCGAAACCTACATCGCAGCATGCCGAAGGTAAGGCCGCTGATATAGAAGTGGTAGGCGTTGATAATAAAGAACTAGCACAATGGATTAAAGATAATTTAGAATTTGATCAATTGATTCTCGAATTTTATCGAGATGGTGAGCCCGACAGCGGCTGGATTCATGTATCATGGAATTCAGACGAAAATAGAAATCAAACTTTAAGAGCTATAAAAGTAGAGGATAAAACAGTATATAAACCATGGTAATATCTAGAGGACAAATATCTAAACAATTAGAACCAGGTCTTGGTAATCAAAATTTAAAAAAATTTAAAAAAGTTATTAAAAAGACCCATGGAACGCCATATAAAAAAACCAAATCCAATCGCAAAAGAAGTAAGGTCTAGAAGATTTAAGTCTCAAGTGGTACAATCAGGTAAGTTGTACAACCGCAAAAAGGAGAGAATTAACACTCTCAAAGCGGCCGCTATTAAATTGGAGGAATAAATGTTTAAAAAAATAAAAAACAAACTATGTGAATTAGTATGTAAGGTATTTGGTATTACTAGATGCATATGTGATCACGATTGTAATTGTAAAAAGGTAAAATAATGGCTACTTCGGGCACCACTTCTTTCAATTTAACCATTGATGAAATAATAGACGAATCTTTTAACAGATGTGGTATGCGTGTTAATTCTGGGATGGACATGAAAAGAGCAAGAAGAAATTTAAATATTTTATTTTCTGAATGGGGTAATAGAGGAGTTCATTTATGGAAGGTTGCACTAAAGGAACAATTATTAGTAGCTGGTACAGCTAATTATACAACTCCTTCTGATTGTAACGATGTATTAGAGGCTTATGTTTCAACTGGATCAGGAATAGGTCCTTCTATTCAAGATGTCTCCATAACTAAAATTGATAGATCTGCTTATGCTGCTTTACCTAACAAAGGTAACACAGGACAACCTTCTCAATACTATGTAGATAGACAAGAAACTCCAATTATTTATTTATATCAAGCTCCTGATGCAACAACTTATACTTATTTAAAATATTATTACATGCAAAGAATTGAAGACGCTGGAGCATATAGTAATACACCCGATGTCGTGTTTAGATTTTTACCATCACTTGTAGCTGGATTGGCTTACTATATTTCGTTTGAAAAAAAACCAGAATTAACTCAAGCATTAAAATTAGCTTACGAAGATGAATTAGCTAGAGCTTTAGATGGAGATGGTTCTAGAACTTCTTTATATATTACTCCTCAAACCTTTTACGGAGACGGTGTATAATGGGTGGATATGCTACAGGAAAATATTCTAAAGCCATTTCAGATAGAAGTGGTCAAGAGTTTCCATACAAAGAAATGGTTAAAGAATGGAATGGATCGTTAGTCCACTATTCTGAATATGAAGCTAAACATCCTCAAATAAGAAGAAAAACTATTGTAGCAGATAGGATTGCTATTAAAAATTCTAGAACACAAGATTTTACTTTTCAATCAGGTGGTTCTATGTGGACTACTATTGATTTAACTTTACCAGGAGAATTTGCATATATGTCATCTGGTATGGAGCCAGATGATGGCTCTGAACAAAATAGACAAAGACAATTAACAATTACACCAGGTAACATAACAGTGAGTATTACATAATGGCTATTACATACACAGATTTTTTAACTCAAGTAAGAAATTATACAGAAGTAGATTCTAATGTATTAACTAATACTATAATTGATCAATTTATTAGAAGCACAGAATTAGATATTGCAGGTAAAGTGGATTATGATGATTTAAGAAAATATGCTACTTCTTCTTTTAACGTTGGAAAAAGATATCTTGTTACACCTGCGGATTTTTTAATTATTAGATCTATGGAAGTATTTAGTACTACAGATCTTTCAGGGACAAGAACTTATATGGAGAAAAGAGACAGTAGTTTTATTTCTGAATATAATGGTTCGGGAGCTACAGGACAACCATTGTATTATGCTAATTGGGATGAAAATAATATTGTAGTGGCTCCGACACCAGACCAATCTTACGCTGTTCAATTAAATTACATAATTGATCCACCACATTTTACTGCTTCCAATACAACTTATATATCCAGATATCAAGAATCTATGTTGTTACATGGTGTTTTAACAGAGGCTTTTTCTTATTTAAAAGGTCCAATGGACATGTACAACCTATATAAAACCAAGTATAATGAAGAGATACAAGAATTTGCCTTACAACAAATGGGCAGAAGACGTAGAGCAGAGTACGATGATGGAGTACCTAGAGTTCAGGTTCCTTCACCATCACCATAAAATTAATAAGGAGAAAATAAAATGGCAATTACAACAAACGCAATTTGTAATACTTTTAAAAGAGACATATTGCAAGGTATACAAGACTTTACAGTATCAACAGGTGATAGTTTTAAATTAGCACTATATAACAACACTGCATCTATCGGTGCAGACACTACTTCATACGCAGTAGGTATCACAGGACAAGTTCCAGATACTGGACAATATGTTGCTGGTGGAGGTACATTAGTTAATGCTTTAGTATCCGTAAACGGAACAACAGCTTTCGTTGACTTTAATGATTTATCATTTACTGGAGTTACTCTAACTGCTAGAGGAGCTTTAATTTATAATAACACTGAAACTGGTAAAAATGCAGTATGTGTTTTAGATTTCGGTGGTGATAAAACAGCAACTGCTGGAACGTTCACTATTCAGTTCCCTGCTGCAAATGATACGCAAGCTATTATAAGAATAAGTTAAGGAGGACGTAATGGCACTTGTCCTTAACGATAGAGTTAAAGAAACAAGCACTACTACAGGTACAGGAGACTTTACCTTAGCAGGAGCTGTTCAAGACTTTGAATCTTTTTCAAGTGGTATTGGTGCAACCAATACTACATACTACTCTATCGTTAATGCTGGACAAGGGGAGTGGGAAGTTGGTTTAGGTACGTTAAGTGATGCAACTACCTTACAACGAACTACCATTCTATCAAGTTCTAATTCCGATGCAGCAGTAAGTTTTACTTCAGGTACGAAAGATGTATTTTGTACTCAACCTGCAAGCAAAGCTGTTTATTTGGATGCGAATGGAAATGCAGTAGGTGCAGCAGGTCAAGGATTTGCGGTAGCAATGGCAATAGCGTTATAGGAGAATTATGGCACAAAATTTTAGAAATTATTTAAACAGAAATATAGGAGATACTGCTGTATCAGTATTAAATAATGCAGCAGTTAATAGTTATGACTGTTTAATCAGTATTCGTTTAGCAAACACTGTAGGTACAACCATAAATGCAGATGTGTATATCAAACGATCCGCAACAGATTATTATTTAATTAAATCAGTACCGATT